CAGACCTGCGCCCCAAGGTGATCGAGGAGTACGACGTAGTCTACGGTGAGGGCAAGGACAAGAAGCGCGTAGACCTGATCCTCGTGGAAGACAAGTCCGCAGGCATAGCTCTTATACAAGACTTGCAACGTGGGCACTTACCTGTTCGTGCGTATAACCCCGGCAGAGCTGACAAGATCCAGCGCCTTAACATCGTGTCTAACATCATCGCCGCTGGGCGTGTATGGATCCCCGAGAGCGGTGTAAGGAGAGGCTACGTCAAGGACTGGGCTGAGGGCTTTGTGTCTCAGATCTGTAGCTTCCCTGACTCAACTCACGACGACTTCGTGGACGCCTGCACCCAAGGCCTGCGGTTCCTACGTGACGCTGGGTGGCTGGACATCGATGGCGCCCCAAGGGACGACTACGACGAGGACGACTACTTGGACAGCGGTATGGCTAAGAAACGTGAGAACCCGTACTCAGCATGATGGACGAACGGCTATACCCAAGGTATCATTGGGATAACAGCAACTCAGCGGGATAAGCCATGGCTGACGAAAACAAACCAGCGTTCTACCCACGAGTCGGTCGAACCATCGCTAAGAACTTTAGGTCAGCTCAGCCGCCAGCCTTCATTGAAGACCCTAGAGCGATGGAGCTCCCGCAGTACAGCGAGTTCATCCCCAAGCTTGGAACGGTTGACCTGAGCGTCCCGACCAAGGAGAACCGAGAGCTGAACAGACGCATCACCCAACGTGATGCTGACCTCATGCGTCAAGTACAGGCTGACAGATCCCCACTCGAGAAGCTTGCTGGTGGCATACAGGCTGGCAGGTTCATGGGTTCCGCCTTGACGCAAGCTGTTAACTCCCTGCCTACCCGCATCTTCAAGGGTGACGAGGCGGCTGACAAGTTCATCCAAGACCGCATCTACAAGCCTGAGCAACCACTGGCGTATGAGTACGCACAGGACATTGGTGACTTTCTCGAGAAGCTCGAGACCGAATACAAGATCCCACCAGTGCTACCCGAAGCTGTGGCTTTGCAGTACTTGACAGGCCCAGCCACGGCTCAAGCCGCAAGAGCGGCAGGTAGAGGCGCAGAGCAGGTCGGTAGGAAGATTGAGAGCGCCATGGAGCCAGTTGTCAAGGGCGCCTTTGAACGTGGCGGCTTACCTCGTGAGATGGTCATGGCTATGGGTGCTAACACGCAGTCCAACGTGGTCAAGCCTAGAGGTGGCAATTGGCTCGGTGGCGGTGAACAGTTGGGCATCCCTGAGAACGACCTGCGCAGGCTGAAAACACAAACAATTGCTGGGGAAACTCCTGCGCAACGGATACCCAAACATGAAGAGTTGTTGAAAGACCCGACACTAAACCAAGACCAGATTGATCGCGTCCTATATCAGCTTGAACAGACTAAAGGTGAAGCCGCGGTTGATAACTGGATTGACAGTAACCTAAAGAACTACGTCAAGAAAGAAATGGCTACTCGCGACGACCCAGTACGAAAGCTGGCTGAAGAGGGCATCACACACATGCCGTTACGTGATGACCTAGATCGCGCAGGATACTTGGAAGACACACGTAAAGCAGAGGGCTACCCTGCTGAGGGTATGGGCAAGTCTGAGCTTGCTAAGAGGTGGGAAAACCTATCTGATGACGCAATCAGGGTCACCAAGGCTGGCGCTATTCAAGATCAGGCAAACATTGGCGCCAAGATTGAGAAGGCTAGAGCCGAGCTGGATGCCCACAAGAAACAAATCGATGAAGACTTTATCGCCTATTTGCAACGCCTTGGCGGTCTTGACATTAAAGACCGTGAAGTATTTGACAAGATGCCAAACTTCCAAAAGGCAGAGATTTTAGGTGACACAAAGTACAAAGAGTTGCAGGGCAACATCAATACCTTGCTTGGTAGAGAGTCAGGCTTTGAGAAGCGAGCTGGCGACCTCAACCCGTTTGTTGCCAAGCTTGACCCAGAGACAAGGCTGTACTCAGGGTCAACGTACAACTTGGGCTTTGACCACGTTGTTGACGTATTACGTGAAGACTTAGCCGCTGGTCGTATACGCCCTGAGCAACTGAACAAGGTCAGCATGGAGCAGGCAGTACGCCGCACCTACGAGTACGACCAAGAGATGGCTAAAAAGATGCAGGAGACTGCTCTTCAACAGCAAGAAGGCTTTCCTACCTACAAGGAATACCCAGAGGGGTACAAGTGGATTGAGCTAAAAACGCCAGATTACAACTCTTTGCCACTTGATGAACGCAAGCAAATGATTGCTAGGTTGACTGAAGAAGCCAGACAAAAAGGCTTGACACCAGAGGATTACATTGAGAAATATCCTGAAAGCCAACTGGCTGATGCCCTTAAGTACGAAGGCGACACCATGGGTCACTGCGTTGGCGGCTACTGTCCTGACGTTATATCTGGTAGGTCAAAAATCTATAGTTTGCGTGATGCCAAGGGTGAGCCGCATGTAACGATTGAAGTTGTGCCAAACCAGCATTTGGATTACAACACTTGGTTCAACAAACAACCCGAAGAAATTCAGAACAGAATTGCCCAACGAAGAAAAGAAGACAAAAATCACGACGAATACGAAGGCCCAGAATATCTTGCCGCTCGTGAAGCATTACCGCCAAAGATCAAGCAAATTAAAGGCAAGCAGAATGCCAAACCCAAAGATGCGTACCTGCCATTTGTGCAGGACTTTGTAAAGGGTGGCAATTGGTCTGACATTGGCGACTTTAAGAATACTGGATTGATTCGTGAAGGCGGACAGATCATGACGCCTGCTGAACACGCTGACTGGTTACTGAAGCAACTTGGTCAAGATACTTTTGATGAGCTTGGACTAGGCGCTAAACCACCAGCCGCAGGCATGAAGCGTGGCGGCAAGGTCAACATCTCCAACAACCCTGACACCATGATGATGGAGCTAGGCAACCAGAAGATGAAGAACGGCGTCCCTGCCTACGCTGGCGCTGGCTTAATCAAGGGTGGTCTGAAAGCGGCTAAGCCCCCAAAGATTGATGTGCCTATTCGCTTCCCCGTGTCGCGTGGCCCTACCGTGCCCGAGATCCGCGCTATGGCTGAGCGCATGGCTCCCCAAGTCATGGGTGAGTTCGTTCGTGCCGCACCAACGCCAAGTAAGCCAAACCCAAGCGAAAGCGTTGTAGGTAAGTCAAGGAAGCAGTTTGAGCGTGAGAAGACTCTGCCGATTGAGTACGAGAACATCAAGGAGCCAGTGACGCCTGAAGAGTTTGACTACGCGAAAAAGAAGGGTGCTCTGCTGATCGGCGCGCAGGGGGATGTGACGCCGGGGAACCGCATGTTGATCTCCATCGATAACCAACCCCTGTCCGCTCCTGTCCACATGCAGGCAGGCCCTGAGTGGGAGCTGTACAACCCCACAGCTTGGGCGGCTACAGATCAGATGGCAAAGACCTACATGAAGAGGGCTAAGAAGGCGGCTGAGGAGTACGAAGCAGACCCCTACCTTCACTATCACAAGATGACACCAGACGCGAACTGGTACGCCATGCACCACTTCAATTCAATCCTTGGACACTTGCGTCCAGAAGAGCTGAAGTTGCGTGATCCTAAGCTGTATCAGGAGATGATTGAAGAGATTCGCACTAAGGATGTTGGATTTGGTAAGCACCCTGAGTTTGAGGGGTTTGATGATCCTCTGAACTTGCAGATCCATGCTCAGATGGATCCTAACTTCCGTAGGCATATTGGCGCGATCTTTGGAGGCCCCAAGTTCACCACGCGCTATGGTTTGAATAGTGGTCAAGATGTACTAGCCGCTACGTCCTTGCCTGAGCTACGCGACTTGGAAGCTGGCGCAAGTGGCTACGCTGTTGTACCTTTGGATGTCAATGCGCCTCTAAGGAACTTTGAAGCTGACAGCCAGACCTACGATACAGGCTTCCCTAAAGCTGGCGCCTCTGGACGTTCAAAGTATCCATCTCCCTACCAGTTGATCTACAGAGATACGCTGAACTGGATGAAGGATGTTCCGTCTGACAAGAAGTCAAGCGAGTTTGGGCGCATGAACATGATTGTGCCTAAGCAACAGATTGACAACGAGCTGATCGAAGCCATTGGTGAGTACCAGCGCCGCATGAAGGAGCTGACAGGCAAGAAGAAGGGCGGAGCCGTCAAGAAAGCCGAAGGCGGATACCTCAAGAAGCCAGCCGCCTACATTAACGGTGATGAGTTTGTGAACGCCGCCAAGAAGTACGGCATCAAAGACAGCATGAACAACCTGAATAAGATCGTAGACCTTGTCAACAAGGGCTTGTCAGTAGATGATGCGGCACGCCAAGTAGCTGACACTGGTATGCACAAAGCCGCTGGTGGTGCTATCAGCGGTGACGACTTAATCCTTGAAGAGAGACCGCTATGACTATCATTGGAGCACTGAGAGCCGCTAAGGCAGGTGAGAAAGTCAGGAAGACGGCGCCCTTTTACTCTGCCGTGGATGAGGCGCTGGCTAACCTCAAGCGCCCCAAGGGTACGGGCATAGAGTTCTTGACGGAGGTGCTGAAACAGCCGGGCGTCAAGAAGGCGGAGATCGCTGACCGTAAGCTCGAGCAGGCATTCAAAGCCAAGGGCAAGATGACCAAGGAAGAGGCTCAAGAAGTCCTCAAAGAGAACCCACCACCTAAACTTAAAGAGAAGGTGTACGACGAGTCAACAGCCATAGACGAGGACGACCTTCGAGAGATGGTGTCCCAAGAGATGTTTGGAGTGCCGTATAGCACTATTGGCTTTAGTGGTGCTCGGCATCGCCAGATCTCGGATGAGGTCTACAGGCGCATGGATGCCGACAACGGCACAAAGTACGGTAAATACAGAACACCAGATGGTGAGAACTACCGTGAGATTTTGCTAAAGTTGCCAGATGACAAGCAACGGTTTTGGGCAAAAAACGGTCAAGGAGTTGAGCGGATATTCAATGATCCCGATGAGGCGTCAAGATTTGCTGGGTCGAGTGGTGATGCACGGGCAGTGGATTCTCAGACCGTTGATCGAATGCGCAATCAATACCAATCCAGTCATTGGCAAGAAGATCCCAACGTTCTAGCCCATATGCGCGTTCAAGACCGTAAAGGCCCCAACGGAGAGAAAATCCTGCACGTCGAAGAGATTCAGTCTGATTGGCATCAAGAAGGTCGCAAAAAGGGATACAAGCCCGATGACTACATAGAGCAAAGCAATGCGCTTGATAAGCAATTCAACGACTTAGGCGAAAGACGTACACAGCTTTTAAAACAAGCTGAAGCCATGCCAACTCACGGTGCTGAATTTACAAGTTTAATGAATGAAGCAATTGACATCACTCCTAAGCTCATGCAGTTGCAAGAGCAAAGGGACAAAATGAGGGATGTCATCAATTACGGCGTACCCGACGCCCCCTTCAAGAAAAACTGGCATGAGCTAGCGATGAAGCGCCTGCTGAACTACGCCGCTGACAACGGGTATGACAGCATCGCCATAACGCCCGGCGCCGAGCAGGCTAAGCGCTATGACTTAAGCAAGCAATTAAGCGAAGTTGTTTTTGATCCTGCAACTGGTTACCTGTCTGGTCGTGACCCAAAAGGTAATATGGTGGTTGCCCAACAAGGCGTGACCAAGGAAACCTTATCTGACTACATTGGTAAAGAAGGGGCGCAGAAGATTCTTGAAGCTTCTCCTGATGCCTCTGGCAATCTTGCTTTGCGAGGTGTTGACCTTCAAGTCGGCGGCGAAGGCATGAAGGGCTTCTACGATCAGATTTTGCCAAATTACCTAAATACATTTGGCAAGCCCTATGGCGCTCAGGTTGGTCAGATGCCAATCCCAATCAACAAGGGTATGCACGTGCCAAACCCTGAAGGCGGCTGGACTACGACCCCGCCTGAAACTTATAGCGCCCATCTTTTCCCCATCACGCCAGAGATGCGCCAGCAGATCCAACAGAAGGGCTTACCCCTGTACCAACAGGTTGGCATCCCAACTGCTGGCGCTGGTGCGGCTTCTCAGATGCTTGAGCCTGAAGAAGAAGCAGGCTTAGCAGGTGGTGGATCTGTTGCCAAGCTGGCGGCTCTGGCTAAGCTTAAGAAGATGCGAGAAGAAATGACTCCTCGAGCTGAGGCTGTCAAAGCTTTGATTGCTAGGGATGAGAACAGCTACCTGCGTGACGTAACCCCCAATTCATTGACCAACGAGTCTATTGAGCAAGAGATTGCGCGCATGAAAGCTCGTGCAGAAGCATCTAAACCTGAAGTTAAAGAAGCAAAAGGCGGTAGGGTTAGAATGACTAAGAACCGCGATACTATGTTCATGGAACTGAGCAACAAGAAGCTCAAAAGGAAATAAGATATGGCGACACAATTCCCACAAGATCCTAACGCGGGTCGTTTTATTGACGGTCTCAGAGATCAACAAGCCAATGCCGACGAAGGCATGGAGTTTGAAATATCTGATGACGACCAAGAGATCGAGGAGTTGCCTGACGGCTCTGCCATCGTTCGCATGGAGAGCAAGGGGCCCATGGAGGACGAAGACTTCTACGCCAACTTGGCTGAAGAGATTGACCCATACGACTTGAACAAGATTGCCCTGCGCTACATGGACTTAGTCGAGAACGACAAGAAGTCCCGTGAAGAGCGCGACAAGAAGTACGAAGAGGGTCTTAAGCGTACGGGCATGGGCAATGATGCGCCGGGCGGTGCCACGTTCATGGGCGCCAGCAAGGTTGTCCACCCTGTCATGGCTGAAGCCTGCGTGGACTTTGCCTCACGTGCTATCAAAGAGATGTTCCCACCAGATGGCCCTACCCGCACCAAGATCTTAGGCGACGTGGATGAAGCCAAGATCCAGAAGGCTGAGCGCAAGCGCGACTACATGAACTGGCAGTTGACTGAGCAGATCGAAGAGTTCCGCGACGAGCAGGAACAGATGCTGACTCAGCTTCCCTTGGGTGGCTCACAGTACATGAAGCTGTGGTACGACGAGAAAAAGAAGCGCCCCTGCGCTGAGTTCATGCCCATCGACAACATTCTGTTGCCCTATGCCGCCGCAAACTTCTACACCGCTCAACGTGTCACTGAGATGCAGACGATTACCGAGTGGGAGTTCAAGAACCGCATTCGCTCAGGTCTGTACCGTGACATCGACTTGGTTCGCGTAAGCGCTGAGCCAGATGAAACCCACTCTGAGAAAGCCAACAACAAGATTGAAGGTCGCAAGTGGGATGACAACGAAGACGGTCTGCGAAAGGTCTATCACATCTACACATGGCTCGAGCTAGAAGACGACCCTCTGACCAACGGTGAATCAGCCCCCTACATCCTGATGGTTGACGAGCACGAGAACGAGTGCGTCGGTCTGTACCGTAACTGGGAAGAGGGCGACGAGACAGTGACCAAGCTTGATTGGTTGGTCGAGTTCAAGTTCATCCCATGGCGTGGTGCCTACGCTATCGGTCTGCCACAGCTCATTGGTGGGCTGTCAGCGGCTCTTACAGGCTCTCTGCGCGCTTTGCTTGACTCTGCCCATATCAACAATGCGGCAACTATGCTCAAGCTCAAGGGAGCGAAGATCTCGGGTCAGTCCCAACAGGTGGATGTGACGCAGGTTTGTGAGATCGAAGGGGCGCCCGGTGTTGACGACATCCGCAAGATCGCCATGCCTATGCCGTTTAACCCACCTTCCGCGGTGCTATTCCAGCTTCTAGGCTGGTTAGACGGTGCGGCTAAGGGGGTAGTGACCACCGCAGAAGAAAAGATCGCTGACGTGAACTCCAACACCCCTGTTGGAACCACCCAAGCTTTGATCGAGCAGGGCGCCGCGGTGTTTTCTGCCATCCACTCACGCCTGCACGACAGCCAAGGTCGCGTCCTCAAGATCCTTGGTCGCCTGAATCGTTGGTACTTGGAAGAGCAACGCAAGGGTGAAGTGGTTCAAGACCTTGATATTCGCAAAGAAGACTTCGCTTCTAACACGGACGTGATCCCTGTTTCTGATCCGCACATCTTCTCTGAGACTCAGCGTATGGCGCAGAGCCAAGCGGTGATGCAGATCATGAAGGAGAACCCAGACCTGTTTAACCGCAAGGTCGTGGTGGAGCGGTTCCTGAAGCAGATCAAGGTGCCCGGGATCAACGAGATCATGAAAGACGTACCTTCTCCTGAGAAGCGCGACTCTGCCAATGAGAATGTCGCCATGATGTTAGGGCAAGCGGCTTTTGCTTACATGGAGCAAGACCACCTGTCCCACATTCAGAGCCACATGGACTTCTACAAAGACCCAATCTTTGGCTCAAACCCCATGGTTCAGCCAATTATTCTGCCCCAGATGGTCGAGCACCTGAAGCAACACATCTCTATGTGGTACTTAAACCGCATGAATGGCTACGTTGTGAAGACTTTGGGTCGCCAAGCCACGGATTACGACGATCCAAAGGTCACGCCAGAGGCAGACAAGCTCATGGCTATCGCCTCACAGCACGTTACCTTGGACACACAGAAGGTATTTGCGCAGGTTGTGCCTGAATTGCAGGGCATGATGCAGACAATGCAGAAGCTCAAGCAAGGCAACACCCCTCCAATGACACCAGAAGCACAGGTTTTGCTCCAGACAAGCATGGCAGAGACCCAGCGCTTGACTGCAAAAGACCAAGCGGACAACCAATTGGCTGTTCAGAAGCTTCAAAACCAACAACAACTCGACGTTGCCAAGCTCACACAGAGCAAACAGCAGTTCGAGTCAGATCAACAGCTCGAAGTGGCGATGCAAACAGAGAAAAATCTCACCCAAGAGCGTATAGAGTCTGCAAGATTGACGCGAGATGCGGCAAAACTGCAACAAGAGCAGGTAAAAACTGCAACCGAGCTTCAACGTGAAGCACAAACCTACTTAGGAGGCTGAAATGGCTACATCTAACCCTTACCACAACGAAGCAGTGCCCATGCACAAGCGTATTGCCGCAGGCGAGAAGCTTGATGGCACGTCTTTGAAGTCCTCTGGCAACACAGCGCCAGCTAAAAAACAAGGAGGCGCCCTATCGCAAGCTAAGAAAAAATAATGTTATTCAATCTGGGTGATCTGATCGGCGCAATTAAGGCGCGTCAAGCTGAAATAGCTTCTTCCTTAGCGGCTGGAAACGTCGCGTCATGGGAGGCGTACCAACGCACGGTCGGCACAAACTTGGGATTGCAGGAAACCCTCGATCTCATAAACAAAATGTTAAAGGACAAAGAAGAAGATGAGCGATAACCCCGAAGTGTTGGAAAACGCTGAAGTTAAGTGGGCATTCCCCGCTGTTAGCCCGGGTGCTAAGCCATTAGGTGGTCGAATTTTGGTGCAATTACGTCGCACAAAGCAGAAAACGACAAGCGCAGGGATCATTTTGGTGGAAGAGACCAAAGAGAGCGAGAAGTGGAACAACATGGTGGCAAAAGTCATCGAAGTTGGCCCTCTCGCATTCAAAAACCGCGACACCATGCAAGGCTGGCCCGAGGGGTCATGGTGCGAAGTAGGCGATTACATCCGAGTCCCTAAATGGGGCGGAGATCGGTGGGAAGTTAAGGTTGAAGGACAGGACGATCACGAAGATCCAGCCCTGTTCATGATCCTAAACGACCACGAAATCATCGCCAAAGTAATTGGTGATCCCTTAGCAATGAAAGCATTCTTATGACCACAGAAAACGAACTTGATAAGATCAAAGTCACCGAAGAGGCGGACGGTTCAGCCGTTATCGACCTTCCTGACAGCATTGAATCCCCTGATGATATTGAGGACGACCGTGAAATGGCGTCAGGCGGCTCTACAGACGACGATATAGCCCCTGAAGACGAGACAGAGTACCAACGTGCCCGTCGTGAAAAACGTCGTGCCAAGCGGGATTTAGCTAAGAAGACAGGCGTAGAGAAGGACATGAAACTCCAGCTCTTGGAACGCAAAAACCAAGAATTGATGGAGCGTTTGTCCGTTGTGGAGCGCAAAACCCACTCTGCTGACCTAGCTCGTATCGACAAGGCTATTGAAGACCAAGAACTTCGCTTGCAGTACGCCAAGATGAAGATCTCTGAGGCGGCAAGCGCTTCTGACGGTCACGCCATGGCTGAAGCCCAAGAGATGATGTACGAATCGCGTCGTCAGATGGAGGCTTTGACCAACTTTAAGAAGGCGGCTGTGGAGCCTCGCCAGTCCCAAGGAAACGTCCCAGATCCACGCCTGCAACGCTTGGCGGCGAACTGGATGGAGAAGAATGATTGGTACGACCCGAACGCTCGGGACACCGATTCCAAGATTGCAAAGCAGATTGACGAGACTCTGGTTTCAGAGGGTTGGGATCCAACCTCACCTGATTATTGGAATGAGCTCGATAATCGCTTGCATAAGTACTTGCCTCACAAGTACAATGACAGCACGGACGTACGTTCGTCTACTAAGAGACCAAGGAGTGTTGTAACAAGTTCTGGTCGCGAAAGCGTCAACGGAAGCACCAACAGGAACACATTTGTACTGAAACCAGAACAAGTGCGCGCAATGAAGGATGCTGGCTTTTGGGATGATCCCGATAAGCGATCCAAGATGATTAAGCGATATGCGCAAGAAGCTCGAAACAACTCTTACTAAGGAAACAAGTATGACCGAATCACGTTTGAAAAAATCTCTGAACGCAGGTGGACGCAATGATCGCGCAAGCGAGGACGCAAGTCGCGCCGCTCCAGAAACAAAGTTCGTAAGCTCACAGGAACGTCGAAAGATGTGGAGTGATGAATGGAACCAATCAGCACTGCCAAAAGTACCAGAGATGCCGGGCTGGCACCTCATTTGGCTTTCAACCACCAACGCATACGACACCATTGATAAAAGGGTGCGACTTGGCTACATTCCCGTGAAAGCGGACGAGATGGCTGGGTTCGACAACTACAAAGTCAAGGCAGGCGAACACGTTGGGTATATATCATGCAACGAGATGTTGCTGTTCAAATTGCCCATGGATGTCTACCAAGACGTCATGACGCAACTGCACTACGAAGCTCCCATGGAAGAAGCGGACAAAGTCCGTATTCAGCTTGAGAACCTTCAAGGTCAGCGTGACAGCAGTGGTAAGTCGCTGGTACGGTTGGAAGGCGAAGGTATGGGTAGGTTTGACCAATCTCAATCTAATCGCGCCCCCATTTTTGAGGGCTAACTTCTAAGGAGTAAGACTATGTCTTCTACAAATGCTCCGTTCGGTATGCGTCCTGCATTCCACCCTTCTGGGTTGGATCGTGCTTCGGCGTTAGCTGACGGTATTCTCTCTACGTACAGCACCGACATCTTAAAGGGTCAACCCGTCAAGATGGCTACAAGTGGTGTTATTCAGGTCGCCGCCGCTGGTGATTCGTTTCTCGGTTGCTTTTCAGGCGTCGAGTTTACGGACACTACTGGTCGTCGTCGCGTGTCGAACTACTGGCCTGCCAACACGGCATACCAATCTGGTTCATGCATTGCGTACTTCTACAACGACCCTAATATCGTCTATGAAATTCAAGCCGCTGGTTCACTAGCGCAGACTTCCATTGGCGATGAGGCTGATTTGAGCAACACTACTGCTGGTTCAACAACCACTGGTTTGTCTGCTTGCACTTTGTCAACCACCTTAGCTGGTGCTGGCAATAGCGCACAAATGCGAATCATCAACCTCGCACCGTACCCTGACAATGCTTGGGGTGATTCTTACACCATCGTTCGTGCCACTATTGCCGAGTACCAGTTTGCTGGTGCGGCAGGTACGGCAATTTAATAGGAGGACATGAACCATGGCCGCTCCAATGCGCAGTACCGACTTTCGTAGCATCGTCGAACCTATCTTGAATGAATGTTTCGACGGTGTCTACGACCAACGTGCCGATGAATGGTCTCGTGTTTTCACGGAACAAGACGGCATTCCACGTAACTACCACGAAGAACCCGTCTTGTACGGTTTCGGCGCGGCACCTCAGTTGCCTGACGGCACACCAGTGTCGTACCAACAGGGTGGTGTTCTGTTCTTGAAACGCTATGTGTACTCTGTGTACGGCTTGGCATTTGCTTTGACCAAAGTTTTGGTTGAAGACGGTGACCACATCCGTATCGGTCAGGTGTACGCACGTCACTTGGCTCAGTCATTGATTGAGACCAAAGAGACTTTGTCTGCTAACGTGTTGAACAACGCCTTCACAGGTGGTGCTACAGCAGGTGGCGACGGCGTGTCATTGATCAACACAGCTCACCCTATCGTCAGTGGTACATTCAGCAACCAATTGGCTACAGCCGCCAATCTGTCACAAACATCTTTAGAACAGATGTTGATCCAGATTCGTCAAGCTGTGGACAACAACGGTAAGAAGATTCGTTTGGTGCCCCGCCAATTGGTGGTCGCCCCCGGCAACGTCTTCCAAGCTGAAGTTCTCCTGAAATCCGTCTTGCGCGCAGGTAATGCAAACAACGACATCAACCCTGTCAAGTCCATCGGTCTGTTGGACGAAGGCGCGGCTGTGTTGTCACGTTTGACCAATGCATCAGCATTCTTCGTACAAACCGACGCGCCTGAAGGCATGAAGATGATGATGCGTCGTAAGCTCGAGAAGACCATGGAAGGCGACTTCGAAACTGACTCTATGCGCTACAAAGCGACAGAGCGTTACGACGTTGGTTTCACTGATCCTCGTGCTATGTACGGCACTGCTGGCGTCTAAAACCAAGTGGGGGGTTCGCCCCCTGCGCTTTAAGGAGAAAAGACAATGGCAAATTTATTGGTAACCCGTTTCCCCAATGGCGTGACAAACGTCGGGGAAGATTCACCGTTTGCTGATCTGGCAATGCCAGCACCAACAAAGTTTCACACTTACTTTGAAGATTTCGACTACTACGTAGCTGGAAACTGGACTGTAACTGAGACTCAGGCTGGTGCTACTCAGGCTTTGACAGACGGCGATGGTGGTTTACTTTTGATCACCAACACCGCCGCAGATGACGATCTTGTTGCTTTGCAAAAAGTAGGTGAGTCATATCGCTTTGCTTCAGGCAAAGAGCTTTTCTTTGAGGCTCGCTTCAAAGTTAGCGACGCAACTCAATCTGATGTGGTTATTGGTCTTCAAATTACCGATGCAACCCCGCTTGACGTATCGGATGGTGTGTTTTTTATTAAGGCAGACGGCTCTACTTCGGTAAGTCTGTTGGTCGAGAAGAACAACACAGCAACTACGACCTCTAGCGTGGCTACTATGGCTAACGACACTTTCATTAGTCTTGGTTTTTACTATGATGGCGCATCAAGCATTCAATACTCCGTAAATGGCGTTGTGAAGGGCACTTCTGTGACCACCAACTTGCCTGACGACGAAGATATGACTGTGTCAATTGCTCTTCAAAATGGTGAAGCCGTTGCAAAGACAATGACTGTAGATTACGTCTTTGTTGCGAAGGAGCGTTAATCATGGGTCAATTTAAACCAATGGTCAAAATGATGACCACAGAGCCTACAGTTGAGTTAAAGCTCAAAAAAGGCGGATCTGTGAAGAAGGCTATGGGCGGCATGATGGATGCTCCTATGGCATCTTCAATGCCTGCTCGCGGTGGCATGATGCCCGTTGCTCGTCCTAAGCGTCCTACTATGGCGGCACGTCGTGCGGCTATGATGGGCATGAAGGGTATGCAAGGCGGCATGAAAGAAGGTGGCGAGTCTAAGGCTACGCACAAGGCTGAGATGTCGAAGATGAAGGGTCTTGAAAAAGAGCTGAAGTCTCACGAGTCCAAGCCTGCCAGCAAGGGACATAAAGGTCTGAAGTCTGGTGGCATGGCTTGCGCTACTGGTGGCGTTTTGAAGTCAACCAAGCCCGGTAACTACGCCACAGGTGGTGTTGTAAACGGTCAAGGCGGCTACAAAAAGGGTGGTGCTATTGCTAAGAGCGGCATCATCAACACCGAAGGTCAAGGCGGCGCATATCGCAACACGAAGATGGACACAGCTCATCCTGACAACAACAGCGCCCCCACAGGCGAGGTGAAGTTAGGTAATGGCGGTGGTTACAAAAAAGGCGGTGCAACAAAAAAGCACTACGCTACGGGGGGAGCTGTTAATAACAGCGGTCACGCCGTAGCATACCCAGCAAAGAAACCATCTGTTCCTGTCAGCAATGATCGTCAATCTGGCACCTTTAAAAAGGGTGGCAGTGTGACACCAGCACAGAAGAAAGAGCAATCTGCCTTCAAGGCTGAGAACGCAACAGCGATGAAGCAAGCGAAAGCCCAGAGCAACCTGAAGTATCAAGATGGCGGGAAAGTAACTGACCTATCCAAAGGCGCTTACGACAAATCGATTGGCCCATCTGAGAGTGAGATGGACATGGCAAAAGCCATCCGTAACATTCCAAGCAAGCTGTATGAGGGTGCGAAGAGCCTGTTTACTAGCAAGGAAAAGCCTTCTGGCTCTGTCACCAAGACTGAGAAGTCCGTGACAGTAACCCCTGCAAAGAAACGTGGTGGATCAGTAAAGTGCTGAACCTAAGTGGGGGCTTCGGCCCCTGCTTTTTAATTGGAGATAAATATGGCTGATGCAGTCGCAAGTCAAACGCTCTTAGATGGTGAGCGGATGGCAATCATGAAATTCACAAACCTCTCTGACGGTACTGGTGAAAGTAAAGTTTTAAAGGTAGATGTATCTACTTTGACATCAAGCGCTTCTGGTAAAGCGTGTGATGGGGTCACAATTACAAAGATTCATGCCTCAACGCATGGCTTGGAAGTGCAGATTTACTGGGATGCAACAACAGATGTATTTTGCTGGTGTGTGCCACAAAATTCTACATACACAATGGATTTTGAGAAGTTTGGCGGTTTGACTAACAACGCAGGTACTGGCGTGACTGGTGATGTATTGTTTAGCACCGCTGATGCTTCTAATGGTGACTTCTACACCATCGTCCTTGAGATGGTTAAATCTTACGGTTGATCATGTCAAGCAAATCATCCCAACACAGTTCTATGGCGTCCATCGCACATAACCCTGCGTTTGCCAAGAAGGATAAATCGGAGCGTCTGAAAATTATCAATGACGTAACGACTAAACCCCAACGGATGGAAATAGTTGATAAAGTTTTTACAACTAAGAAAATGAAAGGCGGCGGCTTGTATGAAAATATCAATGCAAAACGTGAAAGAATCGCTGAAGGATCTGGGGAAAAGATGCGCCGAGTGGGTAGCAAAGGTGCGCCAACGGCTCAAGCCTTCAAGCAATCCGCCAGAACAGCCAAAGTAAAATGAGCAAAAAGAACGTAAGTCTTGCAATTGGTCGTGGTGAGAAGCTCCCTGCCAAACAGGGTGCAGGACTTACGGCTAAAGGTCGTGCCAAGTACAACCGCGAGACTGGTTCAAATTTAAAGGCTCCACAACCCCAAGGGGGCTCGCGTAGAGATGCGTTTTGCGCGAGAATGGGGGCAGTAGCAGAAAAGAGCGAAAAGGGCAGTCGATCACGCGCATCGATGCAACGGTGGAACTGCCCCGGCTGGTAAGAGGAAACACAAATGGCGTACTCAGATACATACGGTCAGACAGTTAACGTACAAACCTTGATCGATCATGGTGCGAGACGTGCAGGCAAATTAGCCGAAGAGTTGACCTCTGAGCAACTTGTGTCCGCTCGTCAGTCTTTGAGCTTTCTTTTACAGAACCTGATCAACATTGGCATACAGTACTTTGCCATCGATAAGCAGGTTTTGGGCGTTTCTCCGAACAATTACATATACACCCTACCCGCAGGTGCAAACGACGCTCTAAACGTGCTCTATCGCACCATGAACCGCCCTAGTGCGAGCTACACATCCTCCGCGGGTGGTACGGTTGGAAACGTGGGTGACAACGACGTAGACACGTTCTGCTTACAGACAAGCGCAAACGGGAACATTTCAGCAAACTTTGGAACAAACCAAGAGATTTATGCTGGCTCCATCGGCATCCTCCCCTACATAGCAGGTGGTGGAAGCGCCACATGGACGCTGACCCTCGAATACTCGACAGATAACAGCACTTGGACGACGCTACAGAACCTTGGCGCCGTAGCTGTGACTGATAACCAGTGGATCTGGACAGATATAAACCCCGGTCAAGCCGTCCAGTACTACCGCGTACGCGCCTCTGGTGGTACGACTTTGGCTTTGCGTGAGTTCTACGTTGGAAACAACTCCACTGAGATCACCATGTCTCGCCTAAACCGCGACGACTACACGAACCTGCCAAACAAGAACTTCACATCGAATCAACCATTCCAATTTTGGTTTGATCGCACAATTCCTTTGCCCTCGCTGTACTTGTGGCCTGTCCCTAGTGACCCGTTTGTGCAGATCACGGTGTGGTACAGCAAACAGATCATGGACGTAGGTTCATTGACAAACGAGCTGTACATCCCAACGCGGTGGTACGAGGCGACGCTGATGATGTTGTCGCATAGGATGGCGCTAGAGTTGCCCGGGGTCGATCTTACGCGCATCCAATACCTCGAAGGTCAGGCTGAGAAGTACCTGAACATGGTTGAGCAAGAAGAGCGCGATCGCTCGCCCCTGTATCTGGCACCAAATATTTCTGTATATACTAGGTAAAAAGTATGCAGTTTTTAACATACGCTCACTGCAAGCCTGATGGTTCAATCTTTTACATAGGTAAAGGATCGTCCAAACGCGCTCACAGTTCAAACGGGCGTAATGTTGTGTGGAAGCGTACCGTTGAAAAGCATGGTGGTTTTTCAGTCTTGGTGCTTGCCAAGTGGAACACTGAGCAAGAGGCGTTTGACCACGAGATTGCATTGATTGACACATTCCGTGATATGGGCCATAAGTTGGTCAACATTGCAAACGGCGGTATGGGTTCTACTGGCTTTCGGCATACCGAAGCTCATAAAACTTTTAAAGCTCAAATGATGCGCGACCGTAATCCTATGGCAACGCCAGAGCTTCGGGAAAAGCAAAAAGTGGCTTTGAAGCAAGCTATGAGCAGGCCAGATGTTCGCTCACGTATAAGTGCCGCTTTGTCTGGCAAAAAGCTGTCAAAGGCGCACGTAGAGTCTTTGAAGAACTGCCACCCAATGAGACCATGCGTCATCAACGGCGTTGAGTATCCATCCATGATGGAGGCATCTCGTTCCATAGGTGTGCGTCACGGCACTTTGTACCGCTGGTTAAATAACCAAGATGTGCGGCACAATGGCAAGTATCGACACATCACCGAAGCGAGGTGGATCTAATGCCGATGTTTCTTGATACTCGTGGAATGGCGACCTTATCGATTGCAATTTGTGATCGGTGCAGGTTTAAAAGACCCCACGCTGAGATGAGACCTGACCCGAACTTCCCCGGTCTCCAAGTCTGTGGGCAAAATTGTGCAGATGAGAAAGATCCCTATAGACTTCCAGCCCGAAAAACTGAGAGAATAACGATCAGATTCCCGCGTCCTGACGTGAGCGTTGCCGCCAATGACAACAACATTGTTACAACTCAAAACGGTATCACTGGTGGTAGCTTCATCATCTCGACCGAAGGTAATACTCAGGATCCTGAGAACAACGGTAACCTAGACCAACTGAGCCCATAATATGTCCGCACAAGTAACGATCACACAATTACCTGCCGCTGGTGCAATTACTGGTTCAGAGTCCGTTCCTATCGTTCAGAACGGTCAAACCGTACAAACTACGACAGGTGCTATTGCGGCTTCTCCTTCACAACCTTATCAGTACCTCACTGTTATCCAAACCCCTCAACTAGCCAACAGTCGCGCACTGTCTGGCGGTACTGGTATTGGTTTGGTTGATGGTGGTGCTCAATCTACCTTACAGATCACCCTAAACGCTGTCTCAGGAAGCCTTGAAACGGCGTCTAACGGGATTATTGCCAAATCTGGTAGCGCAGTAGTAGCTCGTACTTTGACAGCCTCTGGCAACGGTTTAAGCATTACCGATGGCAATGGCGTATCAGGTAACCCAACATTTGCGCTGAGTGGTGTTGCGGCTTCTGTGGCTGGCTTGTCTGGCACAGGTATGCTTGCCATGACAGGTGGTGGTACGACTGTGTCTGGTCGTGACCTTTTGGGTACGGCAAACCAGATCACCATAACCAATGGAAACGGCTCCTCTGGTAACCCTACGTTTGCTATTACGAGCAACCCAGAGTTGCCCGGCGTCGAGGGCGTGACCTTACCGTTTGGTACAACCGCTGAGCGCCCAGCCATTCCAAACAATGGTGAGCTTCGCTACAACACCTCAACAGGAACCTTTGAGGGCTATGCCAACAACGCTTGGGGTGCAATCGTCACAGGTACTGGCGTAACTTCTGTTGCTACGGGTACGGGTCTCACGGGAGGCCCAATCACCTCAACGGGCACAATCTCTATTGCTAACACTACGGTGACCGCTGGTAGCTACACCTCTGCCAACATTACTGTTAATGCTCAAGGTCAGATTACTGCCGCGGCAAACGGTGCGGCTGGTGGTGTTACAAGCTTTACCGCTGGAACCACTGGTTTTACGCCAAGTACAGCATCCACAGGCGCCATTACCTTGGCGGGGACTTTGGCGCTTACCAACGGCGGCTCAGGTCAAACCACAGCTCAAGCGGCAATAAATGCTTTTGCAGGCGCGGTTACAAGTGGATCGTACTTACGAGGTAACGGAACGAATGTGGTGATGAACACCATACAAGTTGCCGATGTTCCTACGCTTAACCAAAACACAACAGGCACCGCGGCTAACATTACAGCCACAACCAACGCAACACTAACAACTTTAAGCGCCTTGAGCTTGCCCGGCTCACAAGTCACTGGCAATATTTCTGGCAATTCGGCTAACGTCACGGGTACTGTAGCCATTCTTAATGGCGGAACGGGTCAGACTACAGCAGGTGCCGCATTCAATGCTTTATCGCCCATCACCACAACTGGTGACCTGATCCTTGGTAACGGTACTAACAGCGCTACCCGCTTGGGAATTGGTGCTAACGGTTATCTTTTATCGTCTAACGGCACAACAGCCTCATGGCAACCAGCCCCTGCTGGTGGTGTGACGACTTTTAGTGCAGGTACTACGGGTCTGACCCCCTCTAGCGCAACTGGTGGTGCGGTTACTTTGGCTGGCACCTTGGCTTTGGCTAATGGCGGCTCTGGTCAAACATCAGCTCAGTTAGGAATGAATGCCTTTGCTGGTGCAGTCACTAGCGGATCGTATTTGCGTGGCGATGGCACAAATGTTGTGATGAACACAATCCAAGTGGCTGATGTCCCAACACTCAATCAAAACACCACTGGTACAGCATCTAATGTTACGGGAATTGTGGCAATCGCTAACGGTGGCACAAACACAACTGCAACTGCTACAGCAGGCGGTGCGGCTTATGGAACTGGTACAGCTTACGCCTTTACTGCGGCTGGAACAGCAGGTCAGGTGTTAACATCGGCGGGTGCATCAGCTCCCGTATGGTCAGGAATCTCAGGAGGAACTTTCTAATGGCACAAGCAGGCTTTACACCAATTCAACTTTATCGCACAACGACAGGGGCGGCTGTGCCTTTGGCGGCTGACCTGTTGCCGGGGGAGCTTGGCTTCAACATCGCCAACACCGACATGGCCCTGTACGCCGAAAACGCATCAGGCACGGTTATACGCATCATGAACAACCCTGCTGGCCTTAAATATCCCACTGCGGATGGCACTAGCGGTCAAGTTGTTTCAACAGATGGCGCTGGCAACCTCAGCTTCTCAACCCCTGCAAGCGGCGCGACCAAAGGTCAAGCCATCGCTTTCTCAATGATTTTCGGTCTGTAAGGAACCATCATGGCAAATCCAAATATTGTCAACGTAGCCGCCATTTATGGCAACTCTTCGCAAACATCGCTAAGTAGCACCAGTGCTACTAGCTTGGTAAGCAATGCCGCATCTAGCGGTAAAGTTTTCAAGATCAACTCAATCACCGTTGCTAACGTAGACGGTACAGCCGCCGCTGACATCACGATCAACGTGTACAGCGCCGCCGCCTTGGGTGGTACGGCTTTCCCGATTGTTTCAACAATCTCAGTTCCTGCTGATGCTACATTGATTGTGACCGACAAAACCACTACGTTTTACTTGCTGGAGAATCAATCCATCGGTGCAACGGCTGGCACGGCTAACGACCTTGTGGTGAATGCAAGCTGGGAAGAGATCAACGCCTAAAGGGGGGCATCATGCCACTACGTCCTCCTTCTGGGTTTATCTCAGCATTTTATGATCCGCTGAATAACCCTAATGCACCGACCATTGGGACGGCTACGGGTGGTGATGCTTCTGCGTCTGTTGCGTTCACGCCGCCTGCTAACGTTGGTGGCTCGGCTATTACCGGGTATGGCGCTATTTCAACTCCCGGTGACGTTACCGCAACGGCTGCCTCGTCCCCTGTTACTGTGTCTGGCCTGACCAACGGCACAGCTTACACGTTTGCTGTGTGGGCGCTGAACTCGTATGGCCCGTCGCCGTATAGCGCGGCGAGTGGGAGTGTGACGCCACAAGATACAAGTAATCGAGCCATTTATTCTGGTGGAAATAACGGAAGTAACGATGTAAATGTAATTCAATACTTTAATATAACAACGACTGGAAACGCCACAGATTTTGGCGACTTAGTGGCCGCATTAGACCGAATTGCTGCTTGTGCCTCCGCAACAAGAGGGCTGACTGGCGGTGGCGGTGTAAATTCAATTGACTACATTACCATAGCGACTCTTGGAAATGCTCAAGACTTTGGAGATTTGCTTGCTGCAAATACTGCTCCAACTGCACTTTCAAGCAGCACTAGGGGCGTTTTTGCAGGTGGGGAGGCTTCTGGATTCTTTAATGTAATCCAATACCTTACTATTGCCACATTAGGAAACGCAACAGATTTTGGCGATCTTTTATTTGGTACATCTTTTTGCAGTTCTTGCGCGTCTACTACAAGGGGGGTTGTGTTTTCGGGTGACAGAACTTTTAGCGCAGACAGGAATGTAATTCAATACATTACTATTGCCACAACTGGAAACGCAATAGATTTTGGCGATCTACCTGAACCACCTTATGGTTACGACAAAGCCGCCGCATGTTCAAATAGCACCCGAGGGCTAATAGCTGGCAGTAACAATAATGCAATTAATTACATAACAATTGCGACTACTGGTAACGCCGCAGATTTTGGCGATTTGACTTTTGCAGGTAGTTATCAACAGTTAGCTGCATGCGCAAATACAACACGAGCGACCTTTGGTGGTGGGCAACAAACCAGTACGCAAGTCAATGTAATTTCTTACGTGACAATTGCGTCACTTGGTAACGCTGTGGATTTTGGCGATTTGTTATTTGCAAATTTCGCCCTTGCCGCCTGCTCTAACGCCCACGGAGGTCTCTGATGCCTAACAACAAATTCACAGGAGGCGTCTATGCCGTCGTATAGTGGTGTCTGGACGCTCACTGCGCAGTATCAAGCCAAGGGTGCTGGTAATTGGCCTTTACCGCCTTTAACTGGTGATATTGGTTTGTTTGGTGGTGGTGGTACAAATGTTATTCAATACATTACCATTACTTCTACTGGAAACTCAACAGATTTTGGCGATTTAACAGTTTCTAGAAGTTATACCGCCGCCTGCGCTTCAGCAACAAGAGGTGTGTTTGGTGGCGGGTCTGGAAGTAGTGTTGTGGATTACGTCACTATTGCTTCTGTTGGTAACGCGGCAGATTTTGGTGATCTATTAGGTAACGCAGAAGGGCCAGCAGGGTGCGGTTCGTCTACTAGGGGCATTTTTGCAGGTGGCGGGGAAGGGGTTGGTAGTAACGTAATTCAATACATTACGTATGCCTCTATTGGAAACACCACTGATTTTGGTGACATGACAAGAGCCGCGTCTACGCTTGCCTCATGTTCTTCTTCAACAAGAGGAATTTTTGCTGGTGGTACTGGCGCTGCTACTACAAATATTATTGACTACATTACCATTGCTACTACGGGTAACGCCACTGACTTTGGCGATTTATTATCGCAGGACTATGGTTTGGCTGGGTGTGGTTCTTCAACAAGGGGCATAATTAGTAGTGGATCAGCTACTAATGTAATTCAATACATTACGATTGCTTCAACTGGCAACGCCACAGATTTTGGAGATTTAACAAATCAATCATCTTATGGAAGTGCTACGTCTAATACCACTAGAGCCGTTCTTACTATTAACAATAATACAAACATAATTAACTACGTTACTATTGCCACAACAGGCAATGCAACTGATTTTGGTGATTTATTGGCAAATGCCAATAGTAGTCCTTCTGGATGTTCCAACGCTAACGGAGGTTTATAAAAATGGCAATCTCTTCATGGAACGCAGGCATCATTAGACCCGTTCCCGTAACTCCTGCTGGGCCGTATCAAGACGGCGCTGCTCCCGGTGTGTGGACGCTTGATCAGGTGGCGTACTGGCTCCAGCAAGGACTGTGGCCGATTGCGGGGAATGTTGCGCCTATTGGAATATTTTCCGGGGGCAATACTGGTAGCATGGTAAACGTAATTCAATACGTAATTATTGCAACTACCGGGAATGCTGTTGACGTGGGTGACTTAGCTGTAGCGCAAGGAAGGGGCGCAAACGGCACAATTTCTTCTGCTACCCGAGGTATTATGGCTGCTGGCAGCGACAACATAGGGTTATGCAACACCATTCAGTACATGACGATTGCCACCACTGGAAACTCCTTGGATTTCGGGGATTGCAGCGGTAGAAAAATTATTCTTGGGGGCTGTTCTAATTCCACTAGAGGAATTATTGCTGGTGGCGATCAATCGGAAACGGGTCGCGTCAATATTATTGAGTACATCACGATTGCTTCCACAGGCAACGCCCTTGACTTCGGAGATTTAACTCAAGTGTGGGAAGGTCTTGGTGGGGTTGCGTCTCCAACTCGGGGGGTATTTGCGTGTTCTCTCGGCCTTACGTTCAACACAATTAACTACGTCACCATCGCCTCAACGGGCAATGCTGTTAATTTTGGCGACTTAAACTCCTCTAGAAAAAGCGGCGGCGCGTGTTCAAACTCCACAACCGGAGTGTTTGGAGGGGGGTATCTTTTACCCGATAGCGTGAATACCGCAGACGTGCAGTCAATAACAATTGCCAGTACAGGAAACTCCTCCTCTTTTGGCACGCTGACCGTGGCGCGAACTGATTTGAATGGGGTCTCCAGTTCAACACGCGCCTTGTTTGCAGGCGGTAGTTCCGGAGGAGATATTAACGTAATTGACTACCTGACATTTTCCGGAGGTGGTTCGGCCCTAGACTTTGGCGACCTGTTGGCCGTTAACAAACAGATGTTTTCAGCGTCTTCGGTGCATGGTGGTTTATGATGAAACCCCTTACAAACAGGAGAACCCTTTGAGCAATGATCTGATCCTTGGCAACATGAACACTGCTCTGGCCGTAACGAAGCCAGAGTACAACCTGATGTTGAAAAACATCCAAGACCGGATGCCTGCTGTCGTGCGCGACACCAGCAACTTCCACAAGTCCCACAGCCAGTTCATGCAGGTGACTTTGGACGTGACGGCCATCACGCCGATCCGCTCCATCAAGCACACCTTGGCCGAAATTGACCGCACCCGCTCCGCTTTGCAAGAAGCCTACATTGGCCTGCGCAAGAAGCAAAACGAGTTGAAGAAGAAAGAGCGTGACCTTGAGGCATCCACCGATCCACTTGACCGTGAGCTGATGGAGATCGAGATTCTGGAGCTGAACAGCCACCTTGAGGGTACTCAGAACCACGTCAACGGCGCACTGCGCAAGATGAACTTCTTGGTGAACCAGCACGCCCAACTGCTGGAGCGCGTAGGCAAGAACGAGATCACCGAAGAGGACTACGAGAAAGAAGAGGCCCGTTATCACATCATGACGTGTATGAAGCAAGCCCTGAACGCCGCACGTTCACGCAACGGCATGATTGACGAAGGCAACCTGATCTATTTGTTTGACCTCGGTATCAACGCCGCTCAAGCGCAGGCTGAAGTGTTTGCCTACCTGAACATGGAGAACCAACTTATCTCCAACGGCAACGCTCCTACGCACGAGATGACCATGCGCTGGCTTGAGGCTTGTGCTGACAAGTGGGAAAAAGACCCAGAGACGTTTGCCGCTCGTCGTGGCTTCTCTGTCTTTGACCCAACGTCATTGACCAACACACCACAGTTGGAAAACAAATAATGCATTTAGTAGTTGGAACTCCAATGTATGGTGGTCAGTGCTGTTCGGAATATGTGCAGTCCCTGCTGGCGCTCAAGGAAGCGTGTATGGCTAACGGCATCAAGTTAACCTGCGTTTTTCTTGGCAACGAGAGCTTGGTTCAACGTGGTCGCAATACTATTGCCCACCACTTCATGCAGATGAAGGACGCAAGCCACCTGATCTTTATTGACGCTGACCAGAAGTTTGTGGCAAACGACATTGCCCGAATGATTAAAGCTGACAAAGGGATCATTGGTGGCCCAGTCCCAATGAAGGGAATCAACTGGGATAAGGTGCGTCAGGGCGCTGTTCTGAACCATCCTAACTTGTCTGTTCTTACGGGCATTTTCAATTTAAACAAGCTGGACGGTCACGAGATGATTAGCCCAGACTTGCCGTTTCAAGTAAAGCATATTGGCACAGGATTTATGTTGATCCGCCGTGATGTTTTTGAGAAACTACAGCCTCATGTGGGCTGGTATGACAATGGGGGTGTAACTATCCCCAAGGGCGAGAAGGTGTACGACTATTTCAAGGTACAGAACTACAACCACGAGCTTCTGTCTGAGGACTACAACTTCTGCCACTTGTACCGTGAACACGGTGGAACCGTCTGGGCCGCACCTTGGTGCGAACTTGGACACTTTGGCGCATATCTTTTTAGCGGGCAATACGCCCAAGGAGCATAAAAATGGCACATCGCATGATGAAGTATCGTTTAGCCGCTGACGGCACAGTCCCTACATTCCTCTGCCTACACGCTGAAGGTGTTGGTGGTGTGTTTGTGGTTGCTGACCCTACAACTCCCAGCCCCCGTGACATGGTCATGGTTGGCATTTCTGAAACCGATGACATTGGTGACGCTGAAGCTGTTGCCACTAAAGCTGACCTGTTGGCGTATTTGACAACAGTCGGTGCGAACTGGACACAACCTGATCCAGCACAGCCAAACAATCCAGAAGCTACGATTCCTTTTGATCCGTCTGCCGCTACCGATTGGGCATGGGGTCGTTTGGACGCACTGAACGCTTAATTGTGGACTCGGTAGAAACAAAATTAGCGGTGCATGAAGCCATCTGCTCGGAGCGCTATAACAGCATAGACCGTTCTTTGCGTGATGGGGACAAGCGCATGACAAAGATTGAGTACTTGCTGTACGCGGTGATGGTGTGTGTGTTATTCGGGCCGGGCGTTGCTGGCGAGCTCATCAAGAAGATTCTGGGGTTGTGACATGTGGGACTGGGTCGAAGCATTTATTGCGGCGACTCTTATGGTTGCCTTTGTCATTTACGGCACGTACATAATTGCATGGAGCTTGGTGTGAAATGGAACTTGAGTATTACACTAAAATTATTGGCGCAGTAACTGCTTCAACTGCCATGATTGGCGGGGGTTATACGCTTGCTGATAAGTTTGGTGTATTCCACAAAGACATCCTCAAGTGGGCGCCAGAACACTTTCAAATATCCGATGCGCCTGCAAATGGCGAATTCAAGGTTGTAGTGGCTCGTCAGAAGATTAGGGATAACTGTGAGGTTACGGCATTTAAGCTAG